GCTGATCGCCAAGCAGATGGAGATAGAGCCTGACCTGAGCAAGTGGCTGGCAGGCGGCCCCGAGGTCGCCCCCATCACCCACGAGAAGGCCCTTCAGAGGGCACAGGAGTGCTTCGAGAAGGCCGTTCAGGAGCTGGAGGACATCGAGGTATGGGAGGTCGAGTACGACGCCTCAGGCAGGCTTCCAGGGCTTTCGGTTCCAGTGAAGGCGTACGTCGACATCATCGGTGAGCACAAGAAGAAGGGTCCGGTGATCCTCGACTGGAAGACCGGCAGCACAAAGCCTGGCAACTTCCAGTTGATCACGTACGGGGCGCTCCTCAAGAGCGACCACCCGTTCAACGAGCATGGTAGCTTGCCCTTCAGTGGCAGGTATGTCATGCTGGCTCCGGGCTCAGCCAACACCAGGTACGTCGACCTCTCGAAGGTCGACCCTCAAGAGGTTGGCAAGAAGTACCAGACCGTGGTAGAAAGGATGCAGGGCAAGCACTACGAGGCGAAGGCTGGCTTCGACTGCCGGTTCTGCTTCATGCAAGAGAACTGCTTGGTCAACAAGGGCATGACGGAGCGAGCGATGTACTACGATCGGAGCGCTGATGACGGATTCCCTTTTGAGTGAGTGCGTGGAGTGGACTGGAGCCACTCGCAACGGGTATGGAGTGAAGCGGTATGAGGGTAAGGTGGAGTACGTGCACCGACTCTCGTTCACTGAGTTCCACGGGCGCAAGCCTAACGGAGTGGTTCGCCACAAGTGTGACAACAGGCTGTGCTACCGTGGCTCGCACCTGGAGGATGGAACCCGAGCCGACAACTCTCGCGACATGGTTGAACGTGGTCGTAGCATGAGGGGCGAACGTCACTCTGATGCAATCCTCGACGTGCCACAGGTCCGAGAGATCCGAGACCTGTACGATGCTCGACCGATCAGCGTGAACGAGATCGCCAAGTCGTACGGAATCAGTCGACAGAACGTGACCAGCATCGGCAAGAGAAAGAGTTGGACGCATGTCTGATGACTATGGGCAAGCCGATAGGGATTACTGGAGCAACAAGTACGATCAAGGGCCCGAGGAGTGCGACTTCGGTGAACATGACCTGTACTTCAACGACGACTGGCAAGAGTTCCACTGCACGCAGTGTGATTACACCGAAGAGTACGACGACAAGCAGGCGGCCAACGAGGAGGCCTACAACTATGGCTAAGACCTACAGTCTCCTGAACGAGTGGGGCGAGGACTTCTTCTGGAGCGAGGGCTACGAGTACAACGCGGAGGTCAAGCGTGGCTGAGTTCAACATCGCCCGAGAGGTGCGGCTGGAGTTGCTGCGCAACGCTCTCGATGCGGCCGAGAACGACGGGGAGGTTTGGTTCTTCCCCGGCAACAACGGAGACCTGGGCAACCTGTATGTGGGTGACGAACTTGTCGCCTCCATCCGAACCTGGAGTGAGCGTCATGGCTGAGATCGAGATCACCCTGCCGACGGTGCAGTATGGCAACATCAAGATCACCGCAACACCCGAAGAGTGGGGGCTTGAGACTATCGCCGACGCCCCCGACGTCGGCGTGTGGGCTGCCACCTACCTGAACCTGTTCACCCAGGGCTTCAAGGTTGGCGCTGCGATGGACGTAGACGCCCACCTGGGAGCCTCGCAGGGTGTCACTGAGGCTCAGGCCCAGCGGTACCTTGACGAGGGTCTGGGCGGCGTTACAGAGGTCGAGGAGCACGGCTCCGCAGACGAGGCCAAGGAGGCTACCCGGGCTCGCACGGCTGGCGCTCCCTGGGACCAGAAGGTTGACGCCAAGCCTAAGCCGTGGGAGAGTGGAAGTGCGGCACCGGCTGCCAAGCCGGTGATCGACGAAGGCTGGTAAGAAGTTACCAGCCAGTACCAAAAATCACAACAAACACAAGGAGAAAACTAAGTGCCTACTCTCGATGACCTCTTCGGCAACAGCGGAGAGAAGAAGCCCAAGGTGATCAACCTCAAGGTGGAGGGTGAGTTCATCAAGGGCGTCATCACCGACATCGACCCGGCGGCACCCACCTTCGAGTGGGACCAGACCAACAACCGAGTCGGCCTTCAGAAGTTCTGGGTCGACGGTAAGCCGAAGGGTGTGGCGAAGGACGAGGCCGAGCGTGCTGGCCTCAACCCGGTCAACCAGATCATGATCACCCTGGAGACCAACGACGGCCTGATCCGTGTCCCGGTCAGCTCCAAGGATGAGCGGGAGAAGTTCAAGGCCGCGGTCGCCGAGCACGGAAGCATCGACGTCGGGGACATCCTCGGTAAGAAGCTGGTGAAGCGGGTCGGCAACAACAAGGAACACGAGTTCAAGCTGACCAAGGCTAGCTGACTCAAGGGCCCCGGCTTCGGCCGGGGCTTCAAGGGCCTGGAAGGTTTCGACATCCATGAAAGCCGCACGCGGAACATGGATGGACAGGGGTTCGACTCCCCTCAGGTCCACGCACTAAGGAGGTGCCCCATGGCTCTGACCGAGGAGCAGGAAAAGGAACTCGATGAGATGGCCAAGCGCTTCAAGGACACGAAGGGCGGGAAGTGATGGAGGCTCGATCGTTCTTCGAGAACAGCCCGATGGCTGAGGTCACGGTGTCCGCCACTCCCGAAGAGTGGCGGAAGGTCATCGATGATCTGGTCAGGATGGAGCCCGAGGACGTGAGTCCCGAAACGATGGAGCTGTTTCTTTCGCTCGACAGGATGGGGCTTGTGTGAAGACGCTTGCACGTACCGTCAAGCGGGGAGTCTCGGCAGGCGAACCCCTACCTTCCCCGTGGCCCATCTTTGACGAGAAGAAGATGCACCTCCGCCGAGGCAGCATCACCATGGTGGCTGGCCCACCTGGCTCCATGAAGACGGTCATGACCCTGAACGCCGTGAAGAACATCGGCGTTCCTACTCTGTATCACAGCTCAGACTCGGATGACTTCACCATGGCTAGCCGGTCACTCTCGATGCTGACCGGCACATCCACCGATGAGACTGAGTTGTGGGTGATGACCAACAAGCAACTCGCTCACGATACACTCAAAGACATGGACTTCGTTCGCTGGTCGTTCATGTCCAGCCCGACGCTCGAACACATGGAACGTGAGGCTGATGCGTTCTTCGAGCTGAAGGGCGAGTACCCTCACCTCACGGTGATCGACATCATGATGGACATCAACTACGAGGGTGCCGGTGAGCAGAACTACTGGGCTCTCATGGCCGAGCTGAAGGACATGGCCCGTGAACAAGAGACGGCGGTGCTTGTCGTTCACCATACGTCTGAGTCCGCGAAGGCTGGTTCTCCTCCCCCTCGCTCCGCGATCATGGGGAAGGCCAACCAGTTGCCGACGCTTATTCTCACTCTGTGGGGAGACGCTCACGCTGGAACTCTGGATGTGGCGACGGTGAAGAACCGGTTCGGCCCGCAGGATCCTATGGCCAAGAACGGTACCTTCAAGATGAGGGCACAGCCTGCGCTGTGCCTGATCGAGGAGATGGAGCAACCGGCCGAGGTGCCGGTGCTCTTCAGGGACGGTCCGTGGACCGACAAGGAAGACAAGACTAACGTCTGGGAGGATGACTGATGGCGAAGAAGCTGTTGAACCTGGACACTCGTAAGTACGAGTGGGTACTTTCCGAAAAGGAGTACAACCAGTTGGTCGAAGACTCGGACTTCCTTCAGAACCTAAGGGATGCCGGAGTCGACAACTGGGACGGCTACCACTACGGCTGGACTGGCGTCGAGGAGGAATACTGATGAGCTGTCCTGTACCGCCCGGAGAAGAGCACTACCCGATCACCGTGGAGCGGGACGGTGTTCCCGTCCTGGTCTGCGCCAAGTGTCAGCAGGTGATCTGATGGCACGGGACTACGAGCAGGAAGTCCGAGACATGCTGGCTGCTGGCCTGGCCGAGGAGCTGATTACCGGATATCAGTGGGGCATGGATCTCATGCACCCGTACAGCGAGATCACCTGGATGGCCGAGCAGTCCGACGATATCGAGATGGTGACGGCTCAGCAGTTCGCCCGCAACCTGCTCGACGACATAGGGAAGTGATCCTGATGGCGAAGTGTTCAACCTGCGGGTTCCGTAACTGCATCTGTGCACCTCAGCCCAAGTGGCCGCCGCTGGGACTGAATGGCAGCTGCCCTATCTGTGGGGATCCGTACCCGTGTCTGAAGCACTGACAAGCTGCAAGGACTGTGGGTCGACGACGCGTAAGCTGAGTCGGCCCGGTCCTCGCTGCGCAACCTGCAAGCGGAAGAGGAAGAATGAGCAGCGAGAAGCTGCCTGGGAGCGAGGGATCCTGGCTCGATACGGCCTCAGTGCTGAGCAGTACTGGGCTATATACGAAGCCCAGGGAGGATGTTGTTACATCTGCACTAACGCTACTGGTGTCAGTCGTCGACTGTCCGTCGATCACGATCACAGTACAGGATTCGTCCGGGGACTACTCTGCCGCCCTTGCAACACTACGGTTGGACGGCTACGAGATGATCCTTCAGCATTCGACCGAGCAGCGGACTACCTCCGTGATCCTCCAGCGCACAGGATCGTGGGAAAGGTGAAGCCAGGTGATTGAGTTCAGCAACGACGAGCTGATGGCCGTATACTCCTGCGTCTATGACGAGGTCTACTACGGTGACGACGATGTGGTGTACGGCGACGACGACTACGCCGTCGCTCTGAGGAAGGGGTTGGCTAAGATTGAGGACGAGGCAAAGGGACGAAAGCTCTACTGAGTTCCCGATCTTTCCCATCGGACCAATCCTGGAGTCATTCGGTGGACAGCCTGTGGTTGAGGGCCTCGGATGGAAGCCCTACCGATGCCCGTTCCATAAGGACTCGGACGCCTCGGGCTCGGTCAACACAGCACGACAGATCTACAACTGCCACGCGGACGACTGCCCGAAGGGCAACGCAGTCCAGATCCTGATGAGACACGAGGGGCTGACGTATCGTGAAGCTGTCCAAAGAGCAGCGGAAATATCTGGCGAGAGCGTGGGAAACGTACGCTCCCCATCTGGGAGAGGCCGAGGGCTGGCTCGCGGGCCGAGGAATCAGCCTGGAGCGGGCGGAAAGCGCTGGGCTCGGCGTCGTTCGTGACGCTCTGCCTGGCCACGAGACTGCGTCTGGGTACCTTGCGATCCCGTACCTGACGGACGCCGGTCCGGTCAACTTCAACTTCAGGTGCATGCGGGATCACGACTGCAAGACGATCCCGGACCACTCCAAGTACTGGAAGCGGAAGGGTTCACCGGTCAACCTGTATGGCGTGCAGTCGCTCGCTTGGGCTGATGACTGGGCTGTCGTCTGCGAAGGCGAGCTGGACGCCATCGTGTGGCACATGATCGGGGTTCCCGCCATCGGGATCCCCGGAGCTGAGAACTGGAAGCCTCACTGGGCTAACGTCCTCGAAGACTTCAGCCGTGTGTACCTGGCCGAGGACGGCGACAAAGCTGGCGGTGACCTCTGGCGAGCGATGTCAGACCACGTCGACCAGTCGAACACCATGGTTGTCCGCATGCGGATGCCGGACGGCGAGGACTCTGGTAGCATGTACCTCAAGCATGGCAAGGACTACCTTCTTGGAAGGATCAAGAAGTGACCTTCAAGAGCTATAAGCAGTGGGGGCGAGAGCGTAAGGAGCGCTCCCTGATCAAGGACTTCAAGAACGAGGTTGCGGAGGCAGCTGCCGTGAGCGTGTTCATCATCGTCAACAACTGGGAAGACACGACGGGCGTCGAGTCCAGTGAGGTGGTCGGGGGTAAGTACTTCGTCACCGAGCAGGATGCGTGGGATGCGCTGTCCGTTATCGCTGAGTCGTACGGTGTGGATCTTCCCCCGTTGCTCACGTCCTTCACCTTGGAGGGCCACGACCCTCACCTTGAGTACGAGGAGTACTACATCCAGGAACTGACGCGAGGCTGATGGTTGGTGAGGGCCGGGGTTGACCCGGCCCTTCGCCATCTGGTAGTCTAGTATCAGACCCAAGGAGAGAGAGCGCATGGAGTTTCGTAGCTGGGGCAAGACGCCTCGCCTGTTCCGCGACATCGTCATCACCGAGAAGATCGACGGCACGAACTCTGCCATCATCTTCGAGGACGTCACCCTGATGGACGTTGACCTGATCCCGTCCGACGAGCTGATCGTCCGTGGCGACAGCCTCTATCAGGTCGGAGCTCAGTCCAAGAACCGACTGATCTACCCCGGCAAGAC